CATGGTCTTAATCATGATTTACCCTTTTCGTTTGGTTGATAGCGTGCACCAATGCGCGCCCCGATACGGACCCCGAAGGGTCCGCATAAGGTCACACACTAGCGATCGAGATAACCCGGCGCGCATGGCCGGCCGCGTGATCGGCGATTACAATATCGCGCGCAACGATTGACGTGCCGGAGCAAAGGGTACATTTTGCGCACGTGGACCGGCGCCCGCCCTCTGCGCTGGCCGGACATGATGCTTCGCCCGCTTGCACGTCAACGCCCACGCTAACCCTAAAAACGCGCATACCTAGTAGGTTTGCTTTGGCCGCTTGGTCGATATTGTCCGCGCTGGCCATAACTAGGGGCGCCCATGCTTGCACGTCAAAATCAGGCCGGTCCCATTGGTGAGAGTAACCGCGCCGGCCGGCCGCATAGCGGGTTATCTGAGCCCACATGCGCACCGGCGCAGCGAAAGGGTCGCCGTACGTGCCTATGCGCACAATCTTACCGGCCAACACGCGGGCGATTGTGGCCGGGTCCGCTTTTACATAGCGGCCGCGCTTATATGCGTGGAATACACTTTGGACCGATTTTCCTACTTGCACGTAGCATGGCGGTTCGTCACTTTGGCCGGTTTTAATGAGATATGGCCGGTGCCCACAATCGCCACAGATAGCGTAATCCGCGCCGGTTTGTAGCGCGGCCATGGGCGCGATATCTGAGCGGATGATGAAGGTTTGCACAATTGCGCCGGTTTTGTCGTTCTTTGAGTCAGTGTGGATTTTGTTGACAATGACGACAATGGGCGCGCCGTCAATTGTGCTTGGACCTTCGTAAGCGATAAACCCTAGAATTTTGGACATGGTGAACCTTTCGATTATTTGATTGAATAAGCGGCCAGCGCGTGCGCTGGCCGGGTTGACGTTTAGATATATGCGCAGCGGTTGCCCACAATAAACTCAGGGTTTGAGACGACTTTAAAAGCCATGGCCACACCTAAGATGGCGTCTTGCTGGCTTGTTTTGCGCGCGCTGCGATACATGGCAGACAAACCGCGCGCCATGTAATCATCACCAAGGGTTGCGCTGTAACTGATGATTTTGGCCAGCTCGTTTTGCTGGCTTTTGTTTAATGGTGTGGGCAAATTAGGCATGATGGACTTTCGATTAGTTGATTGTTGCTGGCTCAAAATCAAGCCAGTACAGTTAATGTAAGGCATTGTCTTGCGCTTGTCAAACGCCCACATATTTTGACCTTCGATTGTGTGGGGTTATTGTGTGGCGCGATTGTGGCTTGATTGTGAGTGTGCGCCGGTGTGGATTTTGCCCACGGGGTTTGAGAGTGAAAACCGATACTTGTGGACAATGTGGGCAAAGATTTATAAGACCTTGATCATTACTTTAAAATTGTAAGTTACATGTAAGTATTGGTAGCTTTGCGCCAGCCCCCACGTTTCAGACGCAAAAAAAAATGCGTGGGTACAACGCCCACATGACCCACAAATGCCCGCGCATGGTCATGGCCACATGGCCACATGACCCCGGCCAGCGAGCGTGCGGGTCGTGTGGACACTGCCCACATTGCCCCCCACAAAAGTATTAATGGCGCATGGCCGATGGCCGATGGCCACACCGGCCGGCCGCCCGGCTCGCTGGCCGCCCGGCTCGCTGGCCGCCCGGCTCGCTGGCCGCATAGCTGCCGGCCGCCGGCCGCCCGGCTCGCTGGCCGCTGGCCGCGCGCTTCGCCGATGGGCACCCGGGCAGGGCCGGCGGCCGATGGCCACGGCAGCGGAGGGGCCACAAACAAAATTTTTTATAGCCCACATTGCCCACACGACCCACAAATTTTTAAATTTATTTTTGGTATATTCGGCACATGTTTGAAAGCCTACCTTTTGCACCGCGCAAGGTCGAAGCGACTGAGGCGCGTTTGCACCGCATCTACGAAGCCGCCAAGTTGGGGTTGAAAGGCGATTCGTTGGCGCTGGCCTCTGGCATGTTGCCCGCCGAGTACCGGCAACTGGTGCAGCTTGACCCTATTGCGGAGATGGCTGCGCAAAAGGGCAAGGCAGACGCTGAGATGGAGATGTCGCAGTGCCTGCACAAGGCAGCGCGGGAGGGCGACTCCAAAGCGGCGTTGGCCATACTCCAGAACGTCCACGGTTGGGTGGCCAAACAATCTATCACTATTGATGTTGACCAGCGCATCTCAGTCACCCAGGCGCTGCGCGACGCTGAGTCCCGCGTTATTGATGTGATCGCCAACGAACCAAGTCCAACACTGGAACACAAGGTAGAGCAATATGCCACAGTTAACAAATAATCTAGTGCCCGCGCCGGTAAACGCTTTAAGCGGATTAGCTTCTGCACCTACGCAGCGCGCAACGTCTAAGTTAAACGCTGATGAAGAATCCGCGTTTCAAAACTGGATTAAATCCACAGGTTGGTATAAAGAATTTCGTAATGAATATAACGAAGAACCTGATCTTAATGATTCTGAATATGATTACCGCGCGGCATGGAAAGCAGGTATTCAACCTGAACGCGACCCTTACGATAAAAACAGATTTCATTGGCCATCATCTTTGCCAACGGGCGAAATGCTAAAGTCTCCAACTCACCCAACTGCATGGAAAGAATATTTTATGCGGCAGACAGGTCAAAACCCCGACGCAGTTGGAATACGATCACCTCAAGAAGCCGAGGTGTATTTAAAATCCATACCTAGAGCGCGCTAAATAAATGCAGAGCACCAAGTACAGCGCTGAAGACGAACAAGAGTTGATGGCCCGGCTGTGGAGCCCGGCGATCAAGGACAACCCGTTGGCGTTTGTGATGTTTGCTTTTCCTTGGGGCGTCAAGGGCACGCCGCTGGAACACTTCACTGGCCCGCGCAAATGGCAGCGCGAGGTGCTGCTAGACATCGCCGAGCATATCAAACTCAATAGCGGAAAAACTGACTTTGATGTGCTGCAAGAGGCCATCTCATCTGGCCGGGGTATTGGCAAGTCGGCGTTGGTGAGTTGGATCACGATCTGGATGTTGGCCACGCGCATCGGCTCGACGACCATCATATCGGCCAACTCCGAGTCACAGCTACGGTCAATCACATGGGCCGAGATCACCAAATGGCTGGCAATGGCCATCAACTCGCACTGGTTTGAAGTGTCAGCAACCCGCGTCATGCCGGCCAAGTGGCTGACTGAACTCGTTGAGCGGGATTTGAAGAAGGGCACGCGCTACTGGGGCGTGGAAGGCAGACTCTGGTCGGCCGAGAACCCCGACGCCTACGCTGGTGTCCACAACTTTGATGGTGTGCTGGTGGTTTTTGACGAAGCGTCTGGTATTGACGATTCGATCTGGGCGGTGACCGGCGGTTTCTTTACAGAAAACACGCCAAACCGCTTTTGGTTGGCTTTCAGCAACCCGCGACGCAACACGGGGTACTTCTACGAAGCGTTTAATTCAAAAAGAGCGTTCTGGCGCACACGAATCGTGGACGCCAGGACGGTCGAGGGCACCGACAAGGCGGTCTACAACCGAATCATTGACGAATATGGGCCCGACTCATCACAAGCGCACGTCGAGGTCTACGGCATGTTCCCAAGTGCGGGGGATGACCAGTTCATCGGCGCCGACATTGTGGACGACGCCATGGCCCGGCCCAAATATAAAGACGCCAGCGCCCCAATCGTGATCGGCGTAGACCCGGCGCGGTTTGGAGCGGACGCAACGGTGATTGCGGTCAGGCAAGGGCGCGATATTGTGAAGATAATGCGCCACAGGGGCGACGACACCATGACGGTGGTAGGGTATGTGATCGAGGCGATTGAAGAGTTTAAGCCTGCGCTGGTTGTGATCGACGAAGGCGGGTTGGGCGCGGGCATTGTTGATCGATTAAAAGAACAACGGTACAAGGTCAAGGGCATAAACTTTGGAAATAAAGCCAAAAACCCGATCATGTACGGTAATATGCGCGCGCAGATGTGGGGAGATATGCGAGAATGGCTGAAATCTGCTAGTATCCCTAGCGACAGGTTCTTGAAGACGGACTTAATTTCGCCTATGATGAAGCCTGATTCACGGGGAACAATCTTTTTGGAAAGCAAAAAAGAAATGAAAGCTCGCGGTCTTGCCTCACCCGACGCTGCTGACGCTATATGCGTCACATTTGCCTTTTCAGTGGCACATCGTGAGTATGCCGAACCCAAGCGCACCGCTAGAAGCTACGGTAGCGCAGTGTCAACTGGATGGATGGGCGCATGAAGAAGAAGAGCGTATCCCTCAGCGTAGGGCGCGGCGAAAAGTTGCCGGTGTCCAAGGGCGCGGGTCTGACTGAGAAAGGCCGCGCTAAGTACAACGCCGCTACAGGTTCTAACCTCAAGGCGCCAGCACCCAACCCTAAGACCAAGGCAGACCAAGGCCGCAAAGATTCATTTTGTGCAAGGATGGGCGCTGTAGCGGCCAACGCCAAAGACGGCGAACGCGCTAAAGCAGCTCTTAAAAGATGGAAGTGTTGACATGGCTACCAAACCTGGACTTTACGCAAACATTCACGCCAAGCAGGCACGTATCGCTGCTGGCAGTAAAGAAAAGATGAGAAAGCCCGGTTCGCCCGGCGCGCCTACTGCCAAGGCTTTCAAAGAATCGGCCAAAACCGCAAAGAAGAAGTAACATGCCGCTTGTTAAATCAAAGTCTCCCGAAGCATTCCGCAAGAACGTCAAGGCTGAAGTGAAGGCGGGCAAGCCCGTCAAGCAAGCCGTGGCAATCGCGTATGCCGTCAAACGTGCAGCCCCAAAAGGAAAGAAATGAAAACTCTTGCTCCAATTGCCAAACTCAACAGCCGCGAGCCCAAAATGTCTGGCGGCGGTATGCCTGACCGCAATAAAGAGACCCGTTCACCCACTGCCAACTGCAATGCCACGATTCCATCTGGCAACAATGTTAAGGCAACGGTGGACAAAGTCCTTAACAAGATCAAATAATGGCAGACTTCACAGGCATTGCGGCTGCTGGCGCAGTGGCCGAAGGCGGTAAACCTAAGAAAAGCGCGTCTGACATCTTGGCCACAGCCCGTGCCCGGCTGGATATGGCGGTGTCTGCGCTTGCCGAAAGCCGCGAAGATGAGATTGACGATTTGCGCTTTTACGCCGGCTCGCCCGACAACCACTGGCAGTGGCCCGCTGATGTGCTGGCCACCCGTGGCGCTGTGCAAGGTCAAACAATCAACGCCCGCCCGTGTCTGACGATCAACAAGCTGCCCCAGCATGTGCGCCAAGTCACCAACGACCAGCGCCAAAACCGACCAGGCGCCAAGGTCATCCCAGTGGACGATAACGCCGACGTGGAAGTGGCCGACATTTTTAACGGCATGATTCGGCACATTGAGTACATCAGCGACGCCGATGTGGCCTACGACACTGCCTGCGAAAACCAAGTTTCTTACGGCGAAGGTTACCTTCGCTTGCTGACCGAGTATTGCGACGACAACACGTTTGACCAAGACATCAAGATTGGCCGGGTTCGCAACTCCTTTTCGGTCTACATGGATCCAACGATTCAAGACCCGACCGGCGCGGATGCCAAGTATTGTTTTGTCACTGAAGACTTGACCAAGGCCGAGTTTGAGCGGATGTATCCAGATGCGTCGCCCATTACCACCTTGCAATCGCTGGGTGTGGGCGATCAGTCAATCAGCAATTGGCTCAATGAAGACACAATCCGCATCGCGGATTATTATTACATTGACTTTGACCCCGCAACGCTGAATCTGTACCCCGGCAACGCCACGGCGTTTGAAGGCACGCCAGAGGACAAGCAACTGCGGGCGATCTACGGCAAGCCTAAGAAGTCACGCCAATCTGATCGCCAAAAAGTCAAGTACTGCAAGATCAACGGATACGAAATTCTTGAAGAGCGCGAGTGGGCGGGCAAGTACATTCCCGTCATCCGCATCGTAGGCAACGAATTTGAGGTTGACGGTCGTTTGTACGTGTCGGGTTTGGTGCGCAACGCCAAGGATGCCCAGCGCATGTACAACTACTGGGTAAGCCAAGAGGCCGAGATGTTGGCCTTGGCGCCCAAAGCCCCATTCATTGGCTATGGTGGCCAGTTTGAAGGCTATGAAACAAACTGGAAAACCGCCAACACGCAGAACTGGCCGTATTTGGAGGTCAATCCAGACGTTACAGACGGCCAAGGCGGCATGTTGCCACTACCCCAGCGGGCACAGCCTCCAATGGCCTCCAGCGGTCTCCTGCAAGCCAAGGCGGGGGCGTCTGAAGACATCAAGAGCACCACTGGGCAGTACAACGCCAGTTTGGGCATGGGCTCAAATGAGCGCAGCGGCAAAGCCATTCTGGCGCGCCAACGCGAAGGCGACGTAGGTACTTACCATTACGGGGATAACCTAGCCCGTGGCGTGCGTCATGTGGCCCGCCAACTGGTGGACTTGATCCCCAAGATTTACGACACCCAGCGCATCGCTCGCATCATCGGTGAAGATGGCGAAACCAAGATGATCAAGATCAACCCCGAGCAAGAGCAGCCGGTCAACAAGATCATGGATGAGCGCGGGATTGTGGTCGAGAAAATCTACAACCCCGGCGTAGGCAAGTACGACGTGGTGGCAATCACTGGCCCAGGCTACGCGACCAAACGTCAAGAGGCACTGGAAGCAATGGCACAACTGTTGCAAGGCAATCCTCAACTGTGGGCTGTGGCCGGTGACCTGTTTGTCAAGAACATGGATTGGCCTGGTGCCCAAGAAATGTCCAAGCGTTTTGCCAAGACCATTGACCCCAAATTTATGTCGGATGACGATGACAACCCGGCATTGCAGGCTGCACAACAGCAGATGCAGGCGATGGGCCAAGAGATGGAGCAGATGCACCAGATGATCCAGAATGTCGGCAAGTCTATTGAAGCGCAAGACATGGAGCGCAAGGACTTTGAGGCCCAGGTCAAAGCGTACGAAGCTGAAACCAAGCGTTTGGCCCAAGTGCAGGCGAGCATGTCGCCAGAGCAAATTCAAGATATAGTCTTGGGTACGGTGCATGGCATGATCACATCAGGAGACTTGGTAAACGAAATGCCTGGCCGAGATCAGAATGAAATGATGCCTGAGATGATGCCCGAACAACAAGGGATGCCACAATGAAAGCGTGTGATTTTGTAGGGTTGCTGTTCTTGGCCCGAGATGTAACGCACAGCGTTCACTTGAACACCCGCAGCTATTCCAAACACAAGGCTTTGGCGCATTTTTATGAGCGCATCATTGGCGCAGCCGATGATTTTGCTGAAGCCTATCAAGGCCGGCATGGTTTGATGGGGCCAATTACTTTGCATTCAGCAAAGAAGACGGCTAACATTATTGAGTTTTTGGAAGACTCGCTAAAAGAAATTGAAGACTGCCGGTATGAAGTGGCTGACAAATCCGATTCCTCTTTGCAGCAGCTCATTGACAACATCATTGAGATTTATCTTCGCACTCTGTACAAACTCCGCTTTTTGGCATAAGGACGCATCATGGAACTTTTGAATCCGCTATCACAAACTGGTTTTCCTGGCCGCACCGCGTCTTACAGCGGTTCTGCGGGCAACACTGCTGATTGGGGCTCTGGCCCTGAAGGCGTGGTGGTCTGGTCTACGACCCCCTGTTATGTAGAGATTGGCCCCGCTGCGGTTGCAACAACTGGCAGCACGCCGATCCCTGCGTATACCCCAATCCCGTTTTATTTGCCCATGGGCACCGGCGCTCCCTTTCGCGTAAGCGCCATTCGAATTGCGGATGACGGCGCGATCTACTGCAAACCGATTAACAAGCAATGAGCTTTGGTGTCGCTCTTCGCAACGCAGTAGCCATTGGTCTTGGCGGTATTGCCACGCTGGTTTCTGGAAAGCATGCCGAGATAATTATCGGCAATTTGTTGTGCGAAAACAATGACAATCTCGTCCAAGAGGACGGTGGTTTAATTCTTTTGGAGTGACCTAAATGGCCGTCTTTCTCTCCCCTGTGGGCGGCGCTGCGGCCCAGTTCTTTACCAACAGCGGTGTAATCTTGTCTGGTGGCAAGCTGTACACCTACGCAGCCGGCACAACCACACCAAAAACAAGCTATACATCTTTTAGTGGTAATACGGCGCATACCAACCCAATTATTTTAGATTCTGCGGGGCGCGTGCCAGGAGGTGAAATATGGCTGTTAACATCGCCGTATAAATTTGCTTTATACACATCAACAAATGTCCTTAT